ACTTTAATACAGGAGATGAGGCATGACAACACCATCGGAGATGCTAGGTATCAAGAAGTTTGATAGGTGGTACCCGGGCCAAGAGGACCTGTTCAATCAGGTCATGGAGTGGATAAACACGGGGCCTCAGGCCTTGGGTCTATCTGTACCCACCGGGTATGGTAAGAGCCTGCTTGGGATGCTCATAGCCCAGATGTCAGGGCGCAAGACGGTGTACCTGACTGCCACCAAGGGCCTGCAAGACCAGCTCATGCATGACTTCGGAGCCGTGGGGCTGGGTCGTGGTGCCGTAGAGCTGAAGGACATCAAGGGACAGAACGAGTACCGATGCCTTGAGTTCCAGTCCATGCAGGTGGACCGTGCACCGTGCCATACTGGGTACAACTGTCCAAGTAAGCGCCAGTGCCCGTACTACATGGCTCTGGAGGAGGCACAGAGGGCCAAGAGGGTAGTCACCAACTATCACAAGTGGATGTACCAGATCTACAGCCATGACAGCATGAAGGTCAGTATGCCAAGGGATACCCAGCTACTGATATGTGACGAGGCGCACCAGATTGCATCAGTCTTGGAGAACTTCCTTACGGTACGTTTCACTGCTAAAGATAGGGACCTGTTCCCTTGGGACCCACACTGGAGTGCCAGGGTGTGGAAGAGCGAGGTATCGGACACACTGGAGCTGGTGAAAGGCAGGCTACAGGCCGTGCTTCGATCAGTATCCAACCAGAGTTCCAACATGGACATAGACCATAAGCTGATCGCTGAGTACAGGCACCTCCAGAGTCTGGAAGATAGGCTAGATAGGCTGGATGTAGGGCTGAAGGACAACGCAAGTAACTGGATGCCTGAAATGACAGAGGACGACATGGCGGTATGGACGCCACTCAAAATATCGAGGTACAATAACGTCCTCTTTCAGGGCGTACCCAAAGTCATACTAATGTCAGCCATGATTACCCGTCCTATGATGGACTACCTAGGTGTACTAGATGGGCAATGGATTGATGCACCCTCCCTGTTTCCTGCATCCAACACCCCTATAGTACATGTTAAGAACGTAACTGTTGACCACCGCACCAGTGATAAAGACATGGAGAAGTGGGTCAACTGCATTGATGAGATCATAGCCGGGCGTCAGCATAAGAAAGGCATAGTGTTCACGGTAAGTTATGCGAGAGCCCGTTACTTAACAGAACGATCACGGTTTAAATCACAGATGTACCAGCACAGTAACCAGAACCTACGTAGTGTGGTAGATCAGTTCAAGAGAGCCAGTGCCCCGGCAACCTTGGTCTCTCCTGCTGTAACCACAGGGTGGGACTTCCCGTCTACTGAGTGTGAGTACATCGTGGTTGGCAAGATTCCCTACCCTGATACCCGTGGGTCAGTAATGAAAGCCAGACAAGCGGAGGATAAAAGCTACCCCAGCATGATCGCCATGCAGACCCTAGTTCAGGAGTGTGGCAGAGGCACCCGTAACTCTGACGATAAATGTCAGGTCCTAATTGTTGATGACACATGGATGAGGTGGTGGCCACAGAACAGGAACCTAGCACCCCGTTGGTTCAGGGACAGAGTACATAGGACTAACTCTCTGGACCGTATCCCAATACAGATATAAGGAGCATTTATGGTACTAAGACTAGACATTGATGAAGCCAGTAGTGGTGGTGAGTTTCCCCGTGGGCGCTTGGAAATAACTAGCGCCTTGTTTGAGGCACACAAGTGGACCCGTGCTGATGGTACAGAGGTGAGGAGCAACTTCGGTGGTAGCTCTGAGAGCATGGTAGCCACGATAGTATTCACCAACCCTGAGACTGGGTTTGTACACGAACCTCGCTGGTACAGCGTGGGTGATGTAGCACGGTGGACCTTGGCTGAGGATGGTAAGAAGGTGATGGGTAATGGTGCCAATCCCCGGCTATCCAAGAGCTCAGGTTTCTACGCATTGCTTGAGTCCCTCGTTAAAGCAGGCGTACCCAAGGATTACTTCGGTGACGATGTGTCCAAGCTGGTTGGTATAGTAGCGGAGTGGGATACAAGTGAGGCCAAGCCCAACCTAGTACTGGCCAACATGCTGTATGAAATGCCCGGGCAGGGTAGCTCAAGTGGAGCCGCTGAGAAAGCCGCCGCCGCTGGTGATCGAGATCTGCTAGTTAAAAGGGGTATAGCACTGGTAGAAGAACTGATAGCCAGTGGCTCCGCAACTAGGCAGGACCTACAGACAAAGGTATTCGGAATACCTGACATAACCCAGCCTGATAAGGCTCAGCTACTCAACCTCATTATGACTGAAGAGTTCACTAGCCAGCTGTCCTCTTCTACTGGTATCACATTAGAAGGTGAGGAATTCGTTGCCCCGACTACTTAGCAGTACGGATCTAGATTTAGGTAGGACCGCTGATCTCCTTGACCCACCGGAGTTCAGGGAAGAGGGTGATCACGTGTCCGACCTGATCAACAGGCTGGCTGGGCTACTGGGCCGTCACCAGTACGGTGATGACCCGGAACCGTTGGGTGAAAGATTAATGGCGATGGGTAGAATAAGTGAGGCTGTGTTGCGCCCTATGATCAGTGAGGTGGCTAGCCTGAAGGGCTGGCACTGTGACTTTCAGGTAGTAAAGAGAGTTGAAGGCGTGATAGGGAGCCTTGATGGCATAGTGACTGGCCCCACCGGGATAGAGGCGGTAGTTGAGATTAAGTCTCGCTACGCCGCTCCCGGTGACCCCACCTTCGTTGATGCTCCGGGGAAGGGAGATACCCACTGGCGATACATGTGTCAGACCATGGCCTACTGTTACATGACAGTATGTCAGACAGTGTGGATGCCAGTCCTCTACTTCCCCAGAGGTGGGCCAGATGTTCAGTTAAAACTACACGTAGTGCACTTCGAACCTCAGGAGCTGGTCTCCAATTGGAATGCACTACTCAATATGAGGAGGAAGGATGGTAACCCTAGAGCAATTGGAAGCGGCAGGGTGGGACAGTAAGATAAAGGTAATACCCAACCGCAGTACTATATCAATAGAGGGATGGGACAAGACGGGCAAGACACACCTAGCCTTGACCAGCCCGGCCCCGATCTACTACCTAGACATAGATGAAGGCACCACTGGTGTGATCGAGAAGTTCCAGAGGAATAAGGAAGTATTCAGGTACGAGCTACCCAAGCAGAGCAAGCTGGGTACACCTGATGAGCTGATGGTGCGCTTCTCTGAGATGTGGAAGGAACTCCAGAACCAGATCAACCTGGCTTTACAGATGGAATCTGGTACCCTAGTAATCGACACAGGTACAGAGCTCTACGATATATGCAGGCTGGCCCAGTTCGGGCGTGTGTCTCAGGTGCAACCACATATGTATCAAAAGGCTAACGCTGAGATGGATGAGATCTTTCGATGCGCTAACCAGTCCAGACTAAATGTAGTACTCCTTCACCAGCTGGATACCGATTTCAACACCGGGGAAGTTGAGGGGAAAGGGTGGAAAAAGACCAACTACAAAGTCCAGACAACGATCAGGACCAACAGGACCAAGGGGGAGGGCGGCCCGATCTTCGGAGCGGAGATAACGAGTTGTCGCTTCAACAAGGACTGGATGGGTATGCCCCTTACAGAGGAAGCAGGCCTGTTGAACCTATCTATGCTACTCCCAGCCATGCACAACGTATAGCTTGTACCAGATGCGGTGGTGCCACTAGGTATGACCGTGACTATCCAGCTTGGATATGCTACATATGTAGCCACATAGTGTACATGGAAGGGAGAGGGACATGATCTACGTTACAACAGCACCTAACGACAAGGACTTACTCACATACTTGGGGCCCATGGCAGTGGGAGCACCGATCCCTTACGGTGACGTGCTCTTCCAGTCCAAGCCTGACGAGGAAACGAATAAGTCTGAGTACTGGATATGCGGTGAACGTAAGAAGGCAATGGATCTAATCAACTGCATATCCGATGGCAGGCATATCAAGCAGGTGAGGGATGCAATAGGAGCAGGGTTTGAGTACTACTTCCTGATCATTGAGTGCATCCAGAGGCAGGGTCAGGACGGTCTCTTTGAGTACCGCACTGGTAATAACTGGACCCGGACCAGCATGAGTTGGAACCGGGTCCAAGGCTACCTCCACCAGCTCCACTACCTGATGGGAGTACAGGTACTGTTCAGCCCTAGCGCCCGTGCTACGAGCGAGACGGTGAAGGCACTGTTCCAGTTCTTCCAGCAGGGCTTCGATGAGCATAGCTCACTGAAGAAGTTCTACTCTCCCCAGCCTACGTTACTCCTTAACCCCAGCCTTATCCGTAGCGTAGCCAACCAGCTACCCGGTGTGGGCTGGGAGAGGAGCATAGCCATAGAGGAGCACTTCGGTTCGATCAAGGATATGATCAACGCAGACGAGGATGAGTGGATGAAGATTCCCGGGATAGGGAAGGGATTATCAAAGAGTATAACTGAGGCTTTAACATGATCGAAACAGATACGCTGT